TCGACGCCATCCGCTCGGTGATCAGGTCGAGCACCGGCAGCGGGATGTGCAGCACCTGGCCGGTGGCCAGGGTCTGGAACATCGTCAGGAGCGCCTGTATCTGCTCATCCTGCAGCGGCCCGAACTTGAACGACGGGTAGGCCGCGTCGGTGCCGAAGTTGAGCACCACCAGCGGCCGGATCACGTCGTAGGTGACCGACTCGGCCTGTTCCTTGGCGACCGCCTGGCGGGACTTGAGGTAGAAACTCGACTGGTCCTGGCTCAGCGCGTAGGAGCCGCGGCCCCCGGTGGCCGCGCCGGTCAGGCCCATGAAGCCGGCCAGCACCGAGCCGATCTGCCAGCCCTCCAGGAACCCGAGCGCGTCTTTGAACATCGTGCCCGCGTCCCCGCCGGGGCTGATCGTCTCAAACGCCTTCTGGCCATCGGCGGGGTGGACCAGCCCGACCACCCCGGCGCCGCGCAGGGAGGCGATGTCATCGGCGCGGGTGTTGGCCTCTGACTGGTCGTTGCCGTAGGCGACCACGCGCTGCATGGCCAGGTTTTCCAGGAAGTAGTACCACAGGTAGAGCAGCTTCATTTTGGTCTGGTAGCACCAGTAGGCGATGTCCATCTCAGACGCGCCCACCAGTGGCTCGCGGTGCTTGTTGTGGGTGTAGATGTAGCTGCGGATCTTCGGCACATCGACGTAGCCGGGAACCTTCTGCTTGCGGGTGAGCATGAGGTTGCCGCCGAACAGCCACACCTGCTGGCGGAAGCCGTTGGGCTCGGCGGTGCGGTCGTTGTAGCGGGCCTGGCAGGTGGCGGGCGGGCGGAATGCGATCTTGTCGTAGATGATCTTGCCGTCTGACTCGCGGACCTTCCAGACCTTCTCGAAGAACGCCCGCCGGTAGACCTGGGCGCTGGTGATCTGCCCGATCAGCTGGGTGATGGGGGTCTTCATCCCGCCGTCGCAGTCGGGGGTCATCAGCACGCTGCGGACAAACTCAGTCTCACCCTTGTCACCCTTGGCAGGCTGGATCTGGTAGTCAGCCTCGCGGATCGGCAGCGTCAGCACCGCCTCCAGCGCGCTGCACTGACCGTCGCGGCGGAACATCGCTTTCATGTCCCGGCTGGTCCACTCGCCGTAGTCAAAGACATCGCCCTGGCCGTAGTAGGCGAACAGCCGCTGCGACAGATCAAACTGGGTGCCGATCTCGGCTCCCAGCAGCTCGCGCTTGCCCGCGGTCTTCAGATCGGGGAAGTGAACGACGTTGGGGGGCTGGCCAGGTGCTTCCTTGTCGTAGGAACTGGCGCTCCGTGCCACCATGCACCACCTCCTGCCCGCAGCAGCGTGCTGCTCACGCCACCGCGGGGAGGGTGCGCTGCGATCAGGTTAGCGCGACCGGTGGCTGCTGGTCAGCGCCAGCGCCTGATATTGCCCCGGTCCTGGCCGGGTGGGCGGTCGTGGTGGGAGCCGTCCTCACGCGGCGCGAAGTCATCCAGGTCAAAGCCGTCATAGCCGCCGCCGTCGAACCCGAACCCGCCCGGCTCCGGCGCGTAGATGCCGCCGTGTGCCTGATTGAGCCGCTTGCGCGCATGGTTGCGGGGCGGCTCGCCGGCCTGGTCGAGCTCGGCCTGGGCGGCCCAGGTGCGGGCGCCGGACGGGCCCGGCACGCCGAACGTGGCGCGCAGAAAATCGTTCATCGACCACACCAGCGAGTCCAGCCGGTCGGGGGACTTCTCCCCGGCCGCGCCCGTGTAGGTGGCCATCTGGTCCTCCAGCTCGGGCATGTGCTCATCGACCCGGCGGTGGCCGTCCCTGTCCTGCCAGGCCCGGTGCAGGTGGCGCACCAGCGGCGTGCCGTCCTCGGAGTAGCGGGTGTACATCGCGGCCACCGGCTCAGCCCGGGTGCGCTTGGCATCGGAGGCGTGGATGGTGCGGACCCGCACGCTGGTGCCCATCTCCTTCTGCACCTGGGCGAACACCGTGGCCAGCCACTTGCCGCCGTGGTTGCGCTCGACCAGCACCGTGGCGTTCCACTCCATCGCCTTACGGACCACCCGCTTGGCGAAGGTGGCCGGGTCCTCCTGCCCGCCCCAGTTCTCGGCCACGTAGATGTGCTTGTCATCGGGCATGCCCTGGCCGGAGATGGTATACGCCTGCTCATCGGAGTCCTCAGCCCCGTCGCTGGGGTCCACCCCGATGCACACGTTGCGCAGGTGCCCGGCCAGCTCGCTGATGCGGATCTGATCGAGCAGGTCTCGGGTCCACAGCGCGTTGGCCACGTCGTCCAGCAGCTCGCCCTCCAGCTCCTGGCGCTCCAGCCGGGTGCCGCGGGCGGCGCCGACCACCGCGCGCAGGAACGCGGCGGACAGGTTCTTGGCGTTGTCCACCGTCCGCAGCCGGGTGACCACCACCCCGCCCTCCCCGGGGTCGTTGCGGATCATGCGCCGGATCAGCTTGCGGGCGGGGCGGGATGCCTTGGGCGTGCCGGTGGCGATGATGCGCGAGATGCCCTCGCGCACGGCGTACTTCAGCGACTCGTCCCAGGCCACCTCCCAGTTCAGCCACAGCCCGATCTCATCCGCCCAGGCGGCTTTGAGGTTGCGGCCCTGGATGCGCAGCCCGCCCTCGGCCGCGGAGTCCACGTACACCACGATCCCGTTGCGCATCACCACCTGGCCGTAGGTGCGCCAGGCCGACTTGACCAGCCGCGAGCGGCCGTCCTTCACCTCGGCCATCGACGTGCCGAGCGCCCGCAGCAGGCCGGCCTTGCCCTCAACGCACTTGGTCCAGGCGTCGGCGTAGGTGGGCGCGATGATCCCGTACTCACCCTCGCCATCGGTGTCAGCCTGGATCCACTCGGCCAGCGCCTGCGAGCCGCCCCGGGTCTTGCCGGACCCGCGCCCGCCCTGCATGTACCACACCCGCCAGTCGCCGGGCGGCAGCATCTGCTCAGCACGCCCCAGCTTGCGCCACGCCAGCCGCGGGTCGGCGGCGGTCTTGCCCTCCAGCCGGTCAGCGACCGTCGCCAGCAGGCTCATCACGCACCACGATCACGCCTGGCTCGCTGATTCCCCGGCGGATGTCCTCAACGGTGATCCACCTCTCACAGCCCTCCCCGTCAAACCCTGAGCAGTCCCACCACATCCGGTCAAATCTGTAGCGCATCGGGCCGTGGGTCTCACAGACAGCCCTTGTGCCGTTCATCGCCGGCGATCCCGCCGCCAGGTCACAGCGGCCAGGGCGAAGAACACCACAGCCACCGCCCCGGCCACCCAGCTGCCCCAGTGCGCGCTCACGCGGCCCTGCGCAGCTCGCGCACCAGCACCTCGCGGGCGGTGCCCTGGGCGGTCAGGTCCAGGCCGGAGGCTTCCAGCGCGGCCATCAGCGCCCGCTCGACCGTGGCCGCCTTGGCCTCCTCGATCTGGGCCAGCCGCGCCTCGATGCCCAGCTTGGATATCTGGATGAGCAGGTGGGCCAGCCGGTCCATCGCCCGCTCGTAGATCACGATCTCCGCGCGCAACTGCTCGCCCACTTTGGCGTGCGCGCTGCGGATCCGCTGCTGGCTGAACAGCCACGCGGCCACCTGCCGCATCGCCTCCTTCCACGCCTTGGCCTCGGCCGCGAGCTCCAGCAGCTCGCTGAGCGGGTTGCCGATCGGCGGCGGGCTGGCCAGGGCGTCGATGTGGGTGGCCACCAGCGCCGCGGTGCGGTCGGTGATCCGGCCCTCCACCACCCGCCCGGCGGCCAGCTTGCGCTGGTGGCTGCCGGTGTTGGCGCCGTGGATCTTGCACAGCGGTGGCTCGGTGCCGGCGACCGCGTAGAAACGGCACTTGCTGCAGCGCCGGAACCCGGTGATCTCCTCGGCCTCGGCAAGCAGCTCACCGGGGACGTGATGCAGGCAGAACTCCAGGCCCTCAATCTCGCGGTTGCCGCAGCCGGGCTCGGCACACTTCGCGGTGCCCTCGCCGGGGAAGTGCTGCAGCGGCATAGCTGCATCGTAAGGGTGCCCCGGGCTGCGAGCCTGGATCCCCGCAACCCTGGCCCGCCAGGCGCCCGGGGCACACCGCACAAGCCCGCTCCCGGCGGGGATATGCGGGGGAGATGCTACAGGATCACGCGCCAGGTGCGGGGGTTACGCGGCTGGCTGGTGGTGGCGGTGACGCCCCGTGAGCGCATCGCTGCGCCGGTAGGTGTCGGCCCGGATCGCGGTCACCACGTCGCGGCCGGTGGCCAGCCAGGCCATCTCCACCGCGTCCCACTCAGCCGACGCGGCCCGGTCGGCTGCCCACCATGCGAGCAGCGCGATGGCGGCCACGGCGCAGATCCCGGCCAGCGCGGCGATGGCGAAGATCACCGCAGGTCACCTGCCCGGCCGGCGGCGGCGCCCGCAACACGCCTGCGGGGGCCAGGCAGCGGCGCCGCCGCCAGCGTCTCAGGCACAGCCGTCACCGGCCCACGGCGCGGTGCCGGCTTGTGCGTACTCTGCCGCGAACGCGGCGTTCTGGGTGGCCACCGGGGCATCCTCTGGCAGTCCTGAGTACCCCAGGGATTCCCAGGTGGACGGCAGGAACCCGTACAGCCCGCCAGCACCCGATGCGGGGTTGACCGCGGAAGGGTCACCGCCGCTCTCGGCCGAGATGACGCACTGCTGGAATCCGCCGCCACTGGCGGTGGCCACAACCGGGGACACAGATGGCGCGGCCACCGGGCCAGCGACGGGGCCGGGCGCGGGTGCTGGTGGCGGGGATGGGGGCGGCACCGCCTCCAGTGCCTGTGCCAGCAGTTGCGGGCTGCCCGCCGGCAGGCCGGTGAGCGTGAGCACGGTGCCGGGGAGCAGCAGCGACGGATCGGGCACCTGGGCGCGGTTGGCCCACCACAGCGCCGGCCACCCGTCAGCGGTGCCGAGCTGGCCAGCGGCGATGGATGACAGCGTGTCCCCCGGCGCGACCGTGTAGGAACTCAGCTCGCGCGATGCCGCGAGCAGCCGGGCGGCCTGGCCGGTGGGGAAGGCCCGCGAGGCCGGCGGCGGGGCGGGCGCCACCGGGGCCAGCTCACTGCGCGGGCTGTGGCCGGCGGAGGCCAGCAGATGCGCGAGCACCAGCAGCGCAGCACTGGCCAGAACGCAGCAGACCGCCCGCGTGGGACCGCGCAAGGCTATCCTTACCTCGCAGGATGCGCGCGGTCCCCGGAGCCTGGTAACTGTGGGGCGAAGCGCGCCCAACAGCACAGGACCGTAACAGGCTGGCAACAGTGCTGTCAGCGGTTCAGTGCGAAGTCGCAGGCCAGGCGCTCAGTGTGCGGCGCCTGGCCTGCCCGGCTGGTGAGCCTGCGCCGCGTGCTCCGGCGGGGGTGGCGGCGGGTCATAAGGGACCTGGTAGACCCCCACTGCCGCGAGCACGGCGACCGCCGCGCCGATCCAGCGGTACTGCCCGGCCAGGCCGGTGGTGACCGCGAAGGTGGCCAGCGCGCCCGCGAGCGCCACC